TCTGGTGTGGAGGTTTAATCGTCGCTTTTGCAGATTGTGAAGCGTAAATCTGTGAATAACAAATAGGAGACAAATAGAAATGAAAAAGTACACCGTCCATCCTTGGACATAATAAGTATACCATATATCATATAATTTGTCAATACTAAATTCAAAAATAAAAATAGGCTCAAAATGGCTTTATGTTTCCATTGCTGAGAGCCTACTATATAAAGTTGGTTAATATATTGTCAATAATCGCTCCGCCGAGCATATTCATGCGATATCCTTATGCGTGGATAAAGCTTCATTATTATATGACTTAAATATATCACCTAATTTTATTATAAATCATTTTATTTTATTTGTCAATAAACATATTTACTTTTTTGCTGTTTTATGCTATAATATATGTGAAAGGAGTGGTAATGTGACTAAAGAAGAAATCTATGGTATTTTGGCTATGGAAGACGAGAACGAAAGAGAATCAGCTATTGACACTATGAGCGCCCGTGATGGCGAAGCATTAACAACTATTGAAACTTTAACGGCTGATAACGAGAATTTGCGTGCTGATGTAACTGAAAGAGATGAACAGATTTCCAAACTATCTAAGGACATTGATGTGTGGAAGAAACGTGTTGACAGATTGTCAGATGTAAACCGCGCGGGATATGTTGAGGATAAGATGGAAAAAGATTTTAAATCATTACAGGATTATTTTTATAAAGAGTGAAAGGTGGTTTTTTATGTCAAGATTATCAAAAATGCCAGATATTAACGAGGTTGGAAAAATGTCTGGTGCTGAGCTTTTAAACTTAGCAGTAAGAGAGGTTAATAACCCAGAGCTTAACAAAGCTATTGGGGATACGACTATTGATTCTTCTACATTTGGACAGATTGGACAAATTATCAATTCAAATGACGATTGGAGAAATCAGGTTTACTACACACTTTTTAACAAAGTAGGTTTATATGAAATGGGATACGCTGTAGCTACCGACAAATACGGTGCTCTTATGAGAGATTACCTGACAATCGGTGGAGCTGTTGATGAAATTGAAATGGATAAGATTAAGCCTGTGAAATACAATCCAGAAATCCAGTGGCAGGACGCACTGAAACAGTATATTCCAAAATATTTGGAAATGTTTCATACTCCTAACAGAAAAGAGCGTTATTCCTTAACTGTTAATCCAGAAATGGCTAAACGTGCATTTAGTAGCGAGCAAGCTTTTAGAAGATTTTTGGACATGCAGTTTGCAGTAGCGGCAGAATCAAACAAAATTGACCGTAACTACTGGTTTTGGAATTTGTTTAAATATGTCGCTGAAAATATTGCATATTACGTTAAAATTCCAGGGTTTGATACAAAAGAACATGCTGAGGATACGACGGTTCTTGTTCGTCAGTGGGGGTTAGATTTATTATTCCCAAGTGATAAATTTAATGTGGCAGGTTTCACAAGAGAGGTTTCTCCAGAAAATATTTTTATCATTATGAAGAACAGTGCAAAAGCATTCCAGAGCGTTAAGGTATTAGCAACCTCTTATCATATGCAGGAAACTGAGTTTATTGCTAATCATACGTTAACTGTTCCAACATGGGTTGACCTGGGAGAAAATGTGGAAATCTTAATGGGCGATATCAACGCATTTAGATGCTACGTTAATTTATACGCAAGTGACTTCAACCACAACGGAGCTGTTATGGGTGATACTCATTTCTTGCATGTGCACGAAACGTATTCTTCTTCTATTGTTTATCCTGTGATTGCCTTTAAATCATCAACAATTACTCCATCAAAGTTAGGAGAATTTAAGCCTGCTTCTAATATTGAGCTTAACAAAGGTGATACAGAAATGATTTCTATTCCTGTTACTTCTGGTGATAATAAGCAGGTACATTTTACGCTTGCTGGTAATACAGCGCCAGAAACTCAGATTCAGCCTTGGGGGTTATTATATGTTGGTCAGAACGAACAGGCAAGTGCTATTACTGTAAACGCAACAATCGAGAACGGAGATAATGGTTCTCCTGTTACTCGTTCTATTTCTTATCAGATTAGAGGTAATACCCCAAAATTTGGATCCGTTCAGCCAAAAGACCACTCAACTATTAAAAAAGGCGAAGTAGTTCAGTTAACGGCTTCTTTAGTAGAGGGACAAGCACCTATCACTTACAGCATTACCACTAGTGGGGTGAATCCTGGAACAACTATTACTCCAAGCGGTCTATTGACTATCAGTGCCGCCGAAACACAGTCAAAAATCACAATTAAGTTACAGGCAGGTGTTACTTCCACAACCGTTGAATATACGATTGCAGACGCTTAATGTGGTTCGCTAATTTATACAGGAATGTAGATTGTCAACCGTCTAACGATAATGTTAGATGGTTTCAATCTCGTTCTGAACAAAAATCTTATTTTAAATCTAGGAAAATAAGTTCAGCGGTTGTAACGCCTATTAAGGACATGAATGTGATTGCGTTGGATGTGGATATAAATACTATGAGAGATGTACCGTATTTGTCTTTTGGTGAAGACGGTGGAAAAGAAATTTATGCATTTGTTGACGATTGCCAGTACACAAACGAAAGAAGAACATTAGTATATTATACTATTGACGAGTGGCAGACATACATGTTTAATATCGAATGGAAACCAATGATGGTGGAACGTGAAAATGTAACAGATGATGAAATAGGAAATCATTTAGAAGATGAAAACTTATCTATAAAAGATATGTTGACAGTTAGTGAGGTTGGAAGTGGTTTCTTTAACCCAGCAGATTATCATATCATTATTGGTTACGGTGAAACCCCAGAGGGGAAAAACGTATTGCAAAAGATTACTTGCAATATATTCAATGGAGTAGAATATAAGGATTGTGGTAAGGGAAATGGTGGTGTCCAAGAGGCTCGTGTATTTCTCAACCAAATGGTGGAAAAGGGAAAGATAGATTCTATCGTCGGAATTTATATGTGCCCCGAGAAATTGTTTAACGATTCAGCAATACCTAAACAGCTTAAATTTAATTTACCTGCACGACCATCTTCATTCGGTGGTTATGTTCCTAAAAACAATAAGCTATTTACGTATCCTTATGTTGATTGTTTGGTTTCAAATGGTAACGGACAAACGTTAGAATTAAAATATGAGTTTTTAGAAAATCTGGAAATGATTATTGAATTTTCTTTCGGAATTAGCATGGAAGCCGAGGCTTTTCCAAATAATTACATGGGTGAAACTAATAACGATTTATATAAACTAACGATAAATAACTTTCCTATGTGTGCGTATATTGTCGATTCATATAAAGCATGGGTTGCCCAGAATCAAGGACAGTTTAGGTATAACATTGCTTCTTCATTGGTTTCTGGTTTCGGTACTGGTGCATTGGCAACTGGTTCATTACTCGGTGGGGCAGCCGGTGCGCTTGTTTCTGGTGCAAGTACAGTTAGCGGAATATTGTCGCAGAATGCACGAATGGAACGAGTTCCGGATACAGCAAGGGGAACCACTTCTGGGTCTGCTGCGTTTTCTAACGGTAGGGCAGACTTTAGGGCACGCTCTAGAACAATAACACGGCAAGAAGCAATGATATTTGACGATTATTTAACCCGTTATGGGTACAGAGTTATGCGTTACAAAGTTCCAAACTTAACTACTCACTCAATGTTTAATTTTGTTAAGGCTATTGACCCAAACATAACAGGCAATATACCATCAAAATATCTAAACAAAATCATTGATAGAGTAAGTGCAGGTGTAACCCTAATGCATACTGATTTACAAAAAGTAAAAACAAACTATATGGAAAATGAGGTGATAAGCAATGAAAACACTTGACGAATTAACGACACGAAGTAATATATCAAAGTGTACTACATTTTATTTAAGCGACAAGCAAGCGAGTAAGATACAAATTGACTTGGACAACGATAGAATATGGGCATATTATATTGATAAATTTATTGAAGATTTAATGTCGTTGTTTGTTTGGAAAGGATTGCCAGATGGAATTACCTCTTTTATTTTAGAATATATGCTTATGGCAAACGGAAGTTTTGTATTATATGATGATGATGGAATATTAAAAGCGTCTCGTTATGTAATGGTAACGTGGGATGATTACTTTAAGCCGGTGACAGTAAGAACCGTTAATATTGCAACTGATAAAGGCTTAACCGGTAAGTTATTATATGATGATGAGTTTATTTATTGTTGGAATAGCAATACAGGATTGCCGGTGTTTAATGTTGCAACTACTATTGCCGAAAGATTAGCAAAAATTGAAAGAACTATTGATTATATCCATAGGCAAATGAGAAGACCTACATTGTTTAGCGGTGCTCAAGCATTGAAAAGTACAGTTGATAACATCATGAACGAAAATGACCCAAAAACATGGTATGTAGTTGACAAAGATTTAAGCGGAATAAGCGGAGTACCAGTAATTAGTGGTGATGTTGGAAAAGGTTTAGACGTACTTATGAATATGCGTAAAATGTATTTACAGGAATGGGATACAAGAGTCGGGTTACACACTATTATGAATGATAAATCAGAACGCCTTACAGAATTTGAGGGATTAAGTTTTTCAGAAGCCGGGAATATAAATATTAGTGGAATGTATCAACAAAGGATTGCTTTTAGAGATTGGGCACGGGAAAGGTTCCCCGAAAAATGCTCAGAATTAGATGTTTCATATAGTCCGTTTATTCGTGTGCGTGGTGAAGAAGTACCAGGAGGTTATGAAGAAAAAGAGGTGTATGACTTTGTTAATTAGTGACATCATAAGAAGCGGTTATAAAAATGCTGATTACTTTAACACAAATTTTATGGATTTAATAAGGAATCAGCGTTCTAGGATTTTTGGTTTCGATTATCCGATAGACCCAAAATTTAAAGAAGACTTTGAGGTTAATTTTATCTTACATTTCTTTAACTATCGTATTTCTGACACAGTAGAAGCACACACGTTTTTATCGTGGCAAACAATGTTAGCCGATAGAATGTATCAGTTATTTCCGTTGTATAATCAATTTTTCGAAAAGATTACAGCGGAAGATATAAGTGGAACAGAAAAGTATGTTTCACGTGAAACGTTTGACGAAGATACTACTAATGAAAGTAACTCAAATAGTTCCTATAATGATAAGTCTGATGTAACAGGAGCTAGTGAACAGCAAACGGATAATGTTAATCGTGACTTTCCATTAAGCGCTGTCACCAATACTAATGCTTATATGACAGATACTCAAGACAATAATGTTTCCATAAATTCTACAAATAGCACCGATTCAAGCGGCACTAATAATACCACTGGTAATGATGTCGGAAGTAGAAATTTCAATAGAAGCAAAACCGATGAAAAAATGATGATTGACTTTGATTATTATAAACGATTCCGCGAGGAATTAAGTGGAATTTATAGTGAAATTTATAAGTTTTGCTGTGATTTATTTATTTGTGCATGGTAAGGAGGAATAACAATGGAGATATACAAACCTAAAACAATGCCATACGATATGAAAATAGATGATGCTTTAAAATTTGCAAGAAAGGAGCTTTATTTGGTAAATCGTTCGTTACGTTCTCTTGACAAATGTTCTGATTCGGTTACTTATGGAATGGTATTATCTTATAAAGTTTGTATAATAGAAAAATTAAGTGAACTTAAAAAACTAAAAATAGATGGAATAGAAAGGGTTAATGTGTTACAATGAAAGCAGGACAAAAGATGAATACTGATGATGGGAAATATCAAGTTTGTTTATTTCCGTGTGATATAATGAATATCACTCAGTTATCTGGTTCGGATTCATTTTCACATTGTTGTGGACATCCTATGGATATTATAGGCAACAGTGCTCGTTATCCATTATATGCCCCGTGTGATTGTCACTTAATATATCAGGATAGTGTAGGAAATACAAGAGGGTATCAATCAGATAACGAGGTTGCAACACCAAGCGGAATAGGTTATGTATGCTTTAGTTTTACGCATAACGAAAATCCTCCGTCGGCAACAAAATTTAAACAAGGAGATTTGATATCCCATACAGGTATAGCCGGGCAAGCATACGGCGACCATTGTCATCTAGACCAAGCGAAAGGTCAGAATAAGGTGCTTGTATCCTATGGTATTACTTGCGCAATGGGAAATCCATGTTATGCTTTGCAAGACAGTGCAGAACCAGTTGGCATATGGTATATAAATGATACTACCGTAGTTAACACTATGGGACTTATATTTAAAAAGTATGATGGAGGTGTTACACCGCCGACACCAACACCCACAAAAAGAAAAAAAATGAAACTTATGTATTATATGAAAGGATGGAACATGAGATATGGCAGATTTTAAACCGACATTTCCGTTTGACCCAAATATCAGACCAGTAACAAATAATCTTAATTGCGTGGTTAATACAATAACTCGATATGATATGGAGTTTATAAAGGCATATAGCGACAAAGAATTATTGCACGCTTTGTGCTATCAGATTGCAAATGTTATTGATATGCTTAACTTAACGCAAGAACAGTTTGAAAAGTTGGTAGCGTGGATAAATGACAATTTATGGGAATATGCTAGTAATTTGTTACAGCAGTGGCTTGAACAAGGGTTAATCAAAATAGGTGTTAACTATAACGCTAAAACTGAAACGTTAAGCTTTGTTTTTAAAAGTTATAAGGAGGTAGAGTAATATGCCAGAGGTAGCTAATCTAGAATTTGAAGACGGAGCTTACTCTATTAAGGATAAAACAGCAAGACAGCAGGTACAGAACATCATTAACAATAATCTTCCTGACAAAGCAAGCGCTAGGATTTGGAACGTTGTTACTGATGGAGGTGCAGACCCTACAGGAAGCGCTTCTGCTAATTCTGTGTTTAATAGAATTAGTACGATTTTAAACACTTATGACTATGTATATATTCCGAAAGGAACATACAATTTAACATCATTATTTATTTGTTCGAATCGTGTTATTTGTGATTGCCAAACAATCGAAGAAAATCCTAATAGCAAGATATTAGCTGTAAAAGAAATACCAACCGTTTATCCAAGTTTTAAATTATTAAAACAAGCGGAAAAACAAAGTGATGGATATAGTTTTCAGGGGTGGTGCTATCAAAATGATGGTGATGATTATACATCCAATGTATTAGCTATAAGTAGAAAATCAAGCACAAATAACTTAGTATTAAAATGTTATAACAATCTTCTTAATTTAGTAAATTCAGAAGAAAAACCATGGGGACATGGAAATTCACTAACATATATGCCATCTTTAACTGCAAATGGTAAAAATCAAGTATATATGGTGTGCCCGATTAATGCTAACAATTTAATTATGTATGACGCGTCTACAGGAAATAGCAATACTGTTATTGTAAACGGTATTTCTTCTCAAATAAACATTGCTAATAAAATTGGAATGTCTAAACATATTATTGTACAGACAGAAGATGATAAAATACATGTTTGTCAATGTTCTGGTGACGGAATAAATGTTTCTTTTACTTCTGTATATTCTATTTCAATTTCAAGACCTATAATTCAAGCCAGAAAACTAGGCGGTCTTAACGGTTTAGCATATTTTAAAGGTAATATATTTACTTTATGGAGTGATAACACTTCAAGCGCGTATGACTTTGTGCGGAATGCGATTCGAGTTGATAAGGTTTCTGGCGGTTTATTGTATCAATATTTGTGCAATCCGACTTACGAAGCTAAAGAATTTGAGGGTCTTAATGTTACCGGAAATACTATAAAAATGTTAGAATATGGTAATAATAGCGTTTTTACTGATTATAATTCATGGTCATTATGGGAAATAAACCCATATGATAGTGGGTTAAGTGATAAAAGTAGCGAACTAGAATTTAATGGGATGTTAGGAGAACAACGTATACGAGTAGATAGTAATAATGCTAGTTGGGGTAGAGGAACAAGCGATTCTCCATTTAGATATCTTCAATTTGCTATTAGTTATGCTTCATCATTTCAGCCTGTTCATATTGCATCTGCATCTGCATCACAAACGGTAGAAAATAATGTAATACACATTAAAAACAGGGCTCATTATTTAAAAATTAGTAATGTTACTTTTAACAAAAAAATTACCGTAGAAAACTGCGCTAATGTACAATTCGAAAATTGCATATTTAATTTTACTGGTGATTATCAATTTACAATAGATGGAAGTAACGTTGACTTTACGGGATGTACCGCTAATATGACAGGAGGAAATTCTGGTAACGGATGGATAAGAGCAGTAGGAAATTCAAGCGTGGAATTACATGGTAGTTGTAGAATCACAGCAAGAAATGCCGCTTCATTATCAAGAGGCGCAAAGTTTAGTTTTGGAACCGATACTACGGGAGATTTATTTAATTGTATATACAATGAAGCAAGTGTATCATTGGGAAATGTATCAAACATAACGCATACTTATAAGTCAAGTGTAAGTAATGGTGGACTTGACGGAATAGTAGAAAGTTAAGAGGTAATTTATATGAATATTAACTATAAAGATATAGCTAACATTTTATGGGCAGGAATAAGTACATTTTTTGTATATGTATTTGGGGGTATTGATGCGGCTTTCAAATGCCTTATCATTATTATGATTATTGATTATATTACTGGGGTTATTGCTAACAGAGTTAATCTCGATAGTAAAATAGGATTTAAAGGGATTGCAAAAAAGGTAATGATACTTGCACTTGTGGCAGTCGGGGCGCAAGTTGATAAAGCTATGGGAACAGATGGATATATTTGCAGAACACTTGTAACAATGTTTTATATTGCAAATGAAAGCCTTTCAATCGTTGAAAACTCTGCAAAGATGGGGTTACCTGTACCGCAAAAACTTATTGATTGTTTAGAACAATTAAAAGGAAACGAAGAAAGCGAGGAACAAAAATGAAAGCAAATGATTTCTTAAAAGATACGTATGGAAAGTATTATGATATTGACGGTTATTATGGCGCTCAGTGTTGGGATTACTTTGCATATCTATGTACTGTAATCGGTAGTAAAATAATTAACTGTACCTCAACAGGATACGTTATTGATATCTGGAATAACCGTAAAAAGAACGGTGTATTAGATAAGTTTAAGGAAGTGTCAGTATCGAGTTTACAAGTTGGTGATGTAGTTGTATTTAAAAACGGAGGAAGCCTTACACCTCTATCCCATATTGGAGTATTTGCAGGATGGCTAAACAAAGGTAGCACGTTTACTTTACAAGCTCAAAATCAATATGGCACAGCAAGCGTTAACAAGGGACTTATGTATGTTAGTGATATTGTGGGATGCCTACGCCCAAAAGTATGGGATAATAAATCCCCAGATTTACCTATTAAATCAAAAGGTAAAGCTTCAGCAAAGTATGATTACATTCGTGTACGTAACAAACCTAGTCTTGATAATTCCGCATTAACGGGAGAATGGTATAATACGGGAATGAAATTAAACTATCAAAACGTTGTAAAATCTGATGGGTGGTATTGGTTAGAGTATGTAAGTAGCAAAACAAATAAAAAACATTATGTCGCTTACGGAACTACAGATGGAAAAACGGTTTACTGGAAAGTTGATTAAACTTGTGGTATAACCCAAACTTAACGCTGTCACACGGTTGTCTACTTAATTATGTTCTAGGCAACCGTGGCGGCGGTAAAACATACGGTAGTTTTGTAAAAGGCATAAAAAATAAAATATATAAAAATAAGCAATTTATATATTTGCGTAGGTATAAAAGTGAATTAGAAGATTTTGCTACACAATTTGACGAGGTTTCACGAGAATTTCCGGACTACATTATAAGCGTAAAAGGAAGAACAGGTTACATCATAAAACGCACAGGGGATGAAAAAGAAGATTCTAAAAACCTATATAAAAAGAAAAATATATTTTGCAAAGCGGTTGCCCTGTCTAATGCTGTAACAAAAAAGTCAACAAATTATGATAAAGTTAACCTCATTATATTTGACGAGTTTATTATCGAAAAATCGTCAAAATTGTTTTATCTTCCAAACGAAGTTGATGCACTTATAGGATTCATGGAAACAGTTTTCCGAAGCAGAGAAAAATGTCAATGTCTGTGCTTAGCTAACTCTGTTACCATGAATAACCCTCATTGTGTTTACTGGGGATATACAAAAAGAATAGAAAATAAAGACATTGTAAAGGACAAAGATGGTCTATTGCTTTTTCATCATTTTGCTGACCAAGAATATATAAACTTTAAATCACAAACAAAACTAGGAATGTTACAACGTAAATCTAAAATAGGCGGTTATCTGATAGATAACGAATTTATAAACGATGATTCCCCATTTATCAAAAATAAAACGCCAGAAGCGATACACATTGCAAGCGTTGATATATACGGAAAGCACTTAGGTTTGTGGATGGATTATAAAGACAGTAAGTTATATATAAGCACCAAAGTAGGTAAAAATGACAGTATAACATATGCTCTTACTACAGATGATATGCAACCAAATGTAGTAATGCTTCAATTTTTCAAAAACAATCATCATATGAGATTACTACGTACAATGTTTCAAAATGCATGCGTATATTATGATGATATAGAGGCATATTTTAACGCAAAAGATTTAAACAAATTACTTTAAAAGTATTGACATTAAATCATTCTTCTGTTATAATTAAAGAGAAGTTAAGGAAAGGAGTGATAAAAATGAAAAAGAACATTATTACCGGAACAGCTTCTGTTAATATACTTCTTAATGATGGAAATTCAATTTTAAAAGAAGTTGAATACGTCGGGAAATTCAGCGAAAGGAAAATTGTAAAAAAAGCAATCGCCGACATTGTAGAAGTATGCAAGGCTAAAGTAGTAAGTGGAAGTGTTAGAGAAGAACTAAACACTTATGAAATGAGCGAAGAAACTTTTATCGCAAATGCTACTATCGTATTAGATGATGAACAGTACGAGTTAGAATTAGATTAGTAAAGGAGAAATTAGAAAATGAAAACATTAAAAGAATTAGCAAAGGAACAGAACGGAACAAAAGAATGTTTTATCGGTAGAAAGCTTGAAAAAATCGAAAATATTCTAGGCGATAAGGTTACTTTAAGAGATTATGAACACAGATCAAAAAAGGTTGGAAATGGTTATAACCATTATATCGCCTTTATTGTTGATGAAGATAAAGAACATTATTATCACGGTGGTTCAAAATTAAGCAAATTTATTGAAGAAGTTGAAAAAGAAGAACTGGTTAATGACTTATGCCAGGAGGGAGTACCAATGATTATGACAAAAACCAAAACAAGAGATGGAAATACATTCACTGATATCACATTCTATCCGCCAGAAAGTGAATTGCCGTTCTAGAGTTAAAAGGGTGTGAAAACACTCTTTTTATTTTATGAAAAAGAAAAAAGGGTATTACAGAAATAAACAAGGCGCTTGGCTTAACAGAAAGCTTATAAAAAGAGCTGAAAAACTGGCGGAACAAATAAATGAGCAAAGAGCCGAAAAACGTTCACAAATATTGAGTAAACCTTTTATACGTGAGGAAGGTAGCCAAGCAGTTAAAGAAACAGTAGGTCAATATCATGGACAGAGGGCAACAAAATATCTAGGGGAAACAGCTTTTCCAGAGTTAAATAGTGTTAGATTTGACCCAGAAACATTACAATCTAACAGCATGTTAGAGCGTAAAGTAAAAGCTTGGCAACGTATGAAAACTAAAAAATATGCTGAAAAAATGAATGCGTTATATAAGACTAATTTAATTAAATCTATAGAAACAAAGTTTGGAAATGTTGGTGATGAAAAAGAAATAAAAGAAGTAATAAAAAAGATAAAAAGAATGAGTGCGAAAGAATTAGCTGATTTTGCATATACAACAGAAGTATTAAATATAGATTTTGTTTATGGTAACCCAGAATCAGAAGATAATTACCATCTATTTAAGCATACTGTAACAGATTTTTACAATAAAAAATATAGAAAAAGTAAGAAATGAAAACAAATATTAAAAATTCATACGCTTGTGATTTTGAAACATTAGTTTTAACGAAAGAACAAATAGAAGCAGGTATGAAAACGTATGTATGGGCATGGGGGTGTTGCAAAGTATACGATAATGATAATTATGACATGGTAAGCGGTACTTCTATTGATTCGTTTATGGACTATGTTAAAACACTTCATAAGCCTGTATTATTTTTTCATAACTTAAAGTTTGATGGTTCGTTTATTGTGTGGTGGTTACTTAAAAACGGTTATAAGTGGTCAAAAGAAAAAGAACCTAAAACATTCGATACAATGATAAATAAACAAGGAGTTTGGTATCAAATAAGCATTGTGTGGGATGTCAAAGGGAGAAACAAACATGAAACAATTATACAAGACAGCTTGAAAAAAATGCCTTATAGCATTTCCGCTATTGCTAAAAATTTCGGGTTTGATTCCGATATGCAAAAATTGGAAATAGATTATAAAGGATACCGTAAAGAAAACGGAGTATTAAGTAAAACAGACAAAGAATATTTGCGGCATGATGTTGTTATACTTGCTAGGGCATTAAAAATGTTATTTGAAGAGGGTTTCAAAAAGATGACAACTGGAAGTGATACATTATCAAACTTTAAAGAAAATATAGGTGGAGAAAAACAATTTACAAAATACTTCCCAGTTTTAGACCATGAAACCGATAAAATGTTACGTAAATCATATGCTGGAGGTTTTGTATATGTTAACAAAAAATATGCCAAAATTTCAGAAAACGGACAAATTGGCATATGCTGTAATATAGATAAAAATAGTATGCACCCGTCTATGATGTGCACAAGGGAAATGCCGTACGGTCTTCCCAATTATTTTGAGGGGGAATATACTGGTGATAGTAAATGTTATATCCAACATTTCTTATGTAGATTTGATGTAAAAGATAGATATATACCAACAATACAGATAAAGAAAACTGTACGTTACTGTGATACGGAATACCTAGAGCACAGTAGAATAGATGATTATATAGACGAGCAAGTTGAATTATGGCTTCCATCGCCAGACCTAGAAATATTCTTTAAACATTACAACGTATATGATATTGAGTACTTGGATGGTTTTTATTTTAAAACAGCAAAAGGAAAATTTTTTAACGATTATATAAATTCTCTGATGAAAACAAAGGAAACAAGTGAGGGAGTAAAAAAGCTTATGGCAAAGCTGCGAATGAACGCATTGTACGGAAAATTCGGAACGAATCCAGAAGTAAAAGAAAAAGAACCTTATTTGCTTAATGATGTGCTAAAATTCCGAACTCCGACACATCCAGAATTTAAAGATGACGGTGAAATTGTTGAAGTAGAGGATGTAACAATAAAAGACCCTATATATTTACCGCTAGCAATATTTATTACTGCATGGTCTAGATATGACATAATCAGTACAATAGACAAAGTTAACGAATCATATATAAATTATAAATCTGAAAAAGACAGGTTCATATATGTTGATACTGACAGCGTACATATGATTGGATGGCATATACCTAAAAGCATAAAAATTCATGATACGCACCTAGATTGCTGGAAAGTAGAAACATACAATATAGGGGCAAAATATTTGCGACAAAAAACTTATATTGATAAAGTTATATGCAAAACTACCAAACAAAAAAATAAATGGATGTCAAAAGTAAAAGAATATGAAAAAGAGCATAAAGAAAGCGGTATGCCGTGGAAAGATTTTGTAGAACAAAAACCACCGCACTTTGGATATGAAAGGGGAAGCATGTATCTGCTTGAAGTTAAGTGTGCAGGAATGCCAGATAAAATAAAAGATATATTAACTTATGACGCGTTCAGAGTTGGCTTTAAATCTGACCAAAAGTTAATAGGTCACCAAGTAAAAGGAGGAGTGGTTTTACTAAACGATAAATTTGAAATTAAGGCTAAAAAATAGTTGACATTTTAGGCTTTTTGATGTATACTATAAGTGAAGATAAGGTAACCCCTTAAAGGAGAAAAAGAAATGCAATATACTACACTTAAGGAATACACATATGAACTTCATATGAAAGAAAGTATCGATGTTATTGCTGTATTTTATCACGGTATTAACATTCTCTCAGGAACTCCAAAAGAAATATTTGAAAGCGTTACACCTAGTTTATTTGTAAAGGAAATAAAACACGTAAATCGTCCTTACCATAAAATAGTTATAGTAGAAATTGATATTGATGAAAGTGAGGTGAAATAAAATGAAACGAGAATATTACATTGACGGCGAAAAAGTTACGAAACAAACATACTTCAAATATTTAGAAGAAGATGTATTTAAATACTGGCAAAATGAACCTCGCATTTGGACGTGTTTTGAAGACTATTATGGTTATGTTAAACAAAAAATAAGAAGCGGAAGCGAATACAGCTACGGACATACTTTCTGGAGCAAAGTAATAAGATGAAATTATTGAAATATACATTATGGTTTATCGCTGAAACAGTAATTATAATACTGTTTCTAGCTTTGTGGTGGAGATAGAAAGAGGATGATACAATGGGAACATATGCCAGTATTAAAAACGCGATAAGATCAAGAATTGATAGTTTGGAAACAATGCTTAATATGTATGAGAAAGACAACCCAATGCGCAACAACATACTAATTCGCATAGATGAGTTAAACAGACTGATGCGCGTGCTAAAGATTTTAGAAGTTGAAAAGGGGAATGAAAATGAAATTAAAAAGAAACTATTACATTAACGGAGAAGTTGTAACAAGAAAAACGTTTTTTGAATTTTTAAAAATTTGCGCTAAGCATGAGTGGGTAAAAAGTGACGCCTGTTATTATGTTCAATTTGAAGACTATTATGATATTGTAAAGAAAAACATAAGAAGTGGCGGATGCGGTTGCTTTAAAACTAACTTTGTAAGCACACTAATACAACAATAAACCTTATGTGAACAGGTGTGCAAAGATTATCTTTAGGAGGAAATATAATGATGAAGACTAATGACATACATAGAAAAATGCTTAGCGTTAGCAAAAATCTATTGACTGAACACAATTTAGATTTTTCGTGGTATATAAACGATTATCACGGAGTTGGCGGATATTTGCATAATGGAAAACTTCCTAACTTGATTGTTAGTGTATATTTGACAGATAAAGTGATAGAAATGTGCAGTGTTAAAATGCTAACAAATGACTTACAATATGAATACGCATGTGAGTTATTAAAAGAATTTAAAGTTAAAATAGTTGACGATTAAATAAAACTATGATATAATAAAGAGGAAGATAAGGAAAGGAACAATAGAAATGAAACTAATTGACTTATTATCACTACTTGATTACAATGACTTTGTAGAAATTATGGAAGTAAACACAACAAGCGAATTACATTGTTATGTCAAAGATTCATATAACTACTTGAAAAAATTTGAAAAAGAAATTAACGCGTATATGACTGTTACAAATTATAACTTTATAAAAGATATAAATATTCACAGAATATGGGTTAATAAAAATTACTAAATATAGATTAAACCTCCACACCAGAACGGTGATGGGGGTTTTTTCGTGGAAAATGTAAAGTGTATAGA